GTAATACGTGAAAAATGTATTTCTTAAAGTCATTCCTACTATGCTGCTCACCGTTGTTAAATTGGCTAATAGTGGCGTGATGTAAGTGCTCAGGGAATTGTAAGCATTATCGTAGTTTGTTTTTTCTGTTGTTATTCCAAATGAAACAGCCAGGGCATCGTTGATAGGTAATTCTCCCTGAATATCCGTCCATTCCTTCAGTGTTGTTTTCTTCTCGACCGGAGTAAGGCTCGAATCACTCCCGATCTGATCCAATAACTGTTGAGCGTTCCACGCGTTTGTTACTCCCAGGGTTGCCTGAGTCTGCGCCGTAGCTGCATTGGCGAGCGCTGAGTTGGCAGTTCCATTCGCCGTATTTGCTTGGGTCTGCGCCGCCCCTGCTGCTGTGTTTGCGGTATTTGCAGTTGACTGCGCTGCTGCTGCGTTCGTGACTCCAAGATTCGCTTGCGTTTGTGCGGCGAGCGCATTTGCTACCCCGAGGTCTGCTTTGGTCTGAGCTGTGGCAGCGTTCGTGACTCCAAGATTCGCTTTGACCTGCGCTGTCGCTGCATTCGTCACTCCAAGGGTCGCCTGGGTCTGCGCTGTCGCTGCGTTCGCGACTCCAAGGTTTGCCTGAGTTTGTGCCGTGGCGGCGTTGGTTGTTGCCGTTGTTGCTGATGTTTGTGCAGAATTCGCGAGTGTTCTAGCTTCGGCTGCAATCGCATTTAGTAAGTTCGTTCTTGAGTCATAATAGGCTTTATAATTTGCTCGAAATGTGACCCCGTTGATATCGCTTGTCGTCGTCAGAACGGATAATAGTGGATTGATATAGGTATTGAGTGCGCTGTACGCATTATCATACGTTGTTTTCTCGGTCGTGATTGCGAACGTGATAGCCTGGGCATCGTTCAGTATGACCTCTGAAACAATGGAGTCCCATTCTTTTTTTGTGATTTGTTTTTCCTGGGCTGTTAGTTTATTGTCGTTTGTCATTTCTCCAAGTGCTGTATTCGCCGTCGACGCATTTGTAACTCCCAGGTTTGCTTGGGTCTGTGCGGTCGCTGCATTTATGGTTGCGGTGTTTGCCTGCGTTTGTGCTGCGGCGGCGTTCGTTACTCCCAAGTTTGCCTGTGTTAGTGCGGCTGCTGCATTGGTTACTCCTGCGTTCGCCTGGGTCTGCGCTGTTGCTGCGTTCGTCACTCCTAGGGTCGCCTGGGTTTGTGCCGTAGCGGCATTTGTGACTCCTAGATTAGCTTGGGTCTGCGCTGTTACTACATTAGCTTCTGCTGTATTTGCGGCTGTCTGCGCTGCCGTCGCCGCCGCTAGAGCATTGCCCGCCGTCGTATTTGCGGCGCTCGGATCATATCCTGGGTCGAAGGTGCTTCCTGGTCCAATCTGTAGGAAGTCTGCTTTAATTTTCCCGGAGGTGATAAGGTCTGCGGTGAAGCCTGATCCATTCCCGAACGTTCGAAAATTCCATGATCCGTCGGGGTTCTTCGAGTTTGCTATCCCAAAGACTCCGCCGCCCAGCTTCATGGCCTTCGTCGCGGTGATTGGGTCCGGCGTATCATAGACCATAATTCCGTCATTAGCGCTAAATACTACATAGCCCCCGGCGGACCGTAGCTCGCTGGTTAAGTCATAGATCGCTGGGTCGAGAACTGAAGGCACGAGGGCTGCTGCGTTATCCCAAATCCCCGCGTTATTTTGCACTTGTTGGTTCACTCGGTTTTGAAAGGCCTGATTCGATGCTAGATCCTGCCTAAAGTTACCTAGCACAATTTTAGTTTTATCAAACTCTAAATGATTCCTTTGGATCTGGATAACCCTGACAAATAACTGTAATGGTGGTACAAAATTATTATCAATAGCCACCACTACGTCCCCGATCCTTACAGCTTCGTGATCGTAACCCGGAGAAATTTGTTCCAATGATACCGCGTCAAATTGGTAGCTAACTACAGGCACTTTGGCAATTTGTAGAGCTGCTTGGGTTTTAGTAAGTAACCCTGCAGGATCGGCTTCTTGGCTGTCGTCAAAGACGCCGAATCTATGCTTGATTCCCTTTATGCCGTACTGTGCTAGGGCTGCAACATCTTCAATATACTCTTTGCCTCCGTTGATAGACGCGAAGTTCAGACGAACTCCTTCAGTAGTCGCTTGGCCCCTTCCGTACATAGCGGTATAAAGGCCTGTAAAATCGACCTCGCGTTCTATCTTTAGCAGATCCTTGCCAAATACAAACTGTTTGCCCGTGGTATTTCCTCTTTGATCAACTAGGTCGACATATCTGTGAGTGATTATGTTGTTAGTAATATCTATTCGAAACTGTAGCTCACCTTTCCAGGTTGCCGCTATTTGCTGTAAGCAAGCCAGCGCAGTTTGATAGCTGAAGACAGTGGTTTGGAGGCCAAGATTTACGACGTTACCGACTTCCCATCGACTTTGTAAGAGTGCAGATGTTACGGCCAACCACGCCGAAGTTCCATCACCGCCCCCCGAAGGGACAATATCACCGAGCAACTCGTAAAACGCATGGTCGCAGAAGGCTTGCTTTATCGTGGCCGTATCATCTGTGTCTACGATCCGTTTTACCTCGAATAATTGCCATTCGGAGTCGAGGTCCTTGAAAGCCACTAGGCTGCCTTCTATCACAAATTGTGCGTCGGTATGGTCAGCCGGGATTGCAAATGTGAAGGTGTTTTCAAGGTTGATCTTCTCGTCGTGAACAGCGTTGAAAAAGGGACAGGCCGTCCCATCGTTAGAAAGGACAGCCTGAAGAACTTCGTTCTTGTCAAATACTAATAACCCCACTTATGCTTCCTCCTTTTTACAGCCATCGGGCGTTATAGCTTACCACAGGTGTCGCAGCCCCTACTGGCGAAGGAGATATGACTGACGCTCCTGCGGGTATAGAGAAAAATCGGCTACTCAAATCAAGTTTGTCCATAACCCGCAGACCGTTGACTGTAACCTTACTCAAAGCCATGTCTATAACAAGGACATCGCCAATAATAAAGTTACGTACAATCCTTACATATAGCGCTGCTAACAGCACTTTGTACTCCGTAGCCGTAGCTGTAAATGTTGCTGTTATGATAGGGAATACGGGTGCTGTTCCTAGATTGTTAACTGCTAGCGCAGAGGAGGTTGCCACGATAGAGTAAGCATAGGGCTCGCATCGGAATATAAGCGTGAATTTACCCATTCCGGGAGTTTTCAATTTATCTAGTCCAACCACCCCGTCATATTTAACCCAGTAAAATTTGTCCGGTTCATCGTCAAAGATAAGCCGGACCTTTTGTTTGCTGTAAACCCATGCAGATATTTGGCGCTTAGTGGTCATTAGATCCACTGTGTTTGCTGTCAAGAATCCGCACTCGATCGGGATGATTCCATCAACCAGCTCCCTAGGAAACATATAACTTCCATCACGTCCGGGAACTTGGAGATAGGCGTCATTGGGTGCTGCTAAGACTGGCAGAACTTTACTCACCATGACTACCCCCAAAATACTACAGTGCTGGCCATTGAGGGTAAATCCTCTTTCCATTTAGCCACTCACCCCCAAGCTGTGCATCCTACCCTGTTGGAGACGAAACAGTTGTCTAGATATGACTGCTCCGTCCATGTGGAGATTAACCTGAATGGGTTGCGAAGATTCGCTTGGCTGGTTTTGCGTCTGCATGCTGGCCATAACGCCCCTCGTGACTTCCTGTGCGGTTTTCATCGCCATGTCTTGGCTAGTACTCGGCAGAGCCTTGTATTTTACGCCCATTGTCATATCTGTGGAAAGCCCCTGAATGGCTTGAGCCACTTTAAACTTGTTCTTTTCAATACCAGTAGCAAGCCCACCCATGAAATCAGGCATCCAACTTTCGTAGTCCGTTAAGGGGCCTTCGTCTGGCACACTGAAATGTAAATAACTCCTGATTTTATTAGCTACTCCAGATACTGCAGAACCAATCCTTCCAACCATCGCCTTGATACCGTTGATCATCCCCTGAATCATGTCAACGCCATATGAGTACATCTTAGACGGCATACTTGTTATCCAACTCATGGCGCTCATAATTCCGTTTACGATTGTATTTTTAACTCCCGAAATAGTACCGCTAATACCGTTTCTCATCGAGGTAAACATATTCGACCCTATATTAGATAGTTGACCAGGTAAACCCCTGAACCACGCCAGGAGCCCATTCCATATGTTTATAACTCCGTTGACTATACTTGAACCTATAGTCGTCGCCGTAGACTTCAGTGCGTTCCATGCTGTGGTAGCTGTTGATCTTAATTCGTTCCATACACCAACAAGCGCCGTTTTAATGCCTGTCCATGTTGCACTAAAAATAGTAGATACATCTGTCCATAATTTCATAAAAAACGCGCTGATAGGCTCCCAGTTTTTATAGACCACAAAGGCCAACGCGGCTAATCCGGCAATTACCGCGATCGCTATCCCAATTGGACTAATTAAAAATGTAAACACCGCCGCTAGGCCAGCTATAGCCGGAGTCGCCGCTGTTGCACCCACTGTTATCACTGCCATGGCTCCTGATACTGTGGCAATAGCCCCTGTAATAAAAGAAGCGGCTAAAATTAGCTTACCTACTATAAATAACAGAGGCCCTATTGCACCCGCAATCAGCGCGAACTTAATTATCATTTCTTGCTGTGCCGGTGACATGGCAGCAAATCTACTCGTCAACTCTTGTAGTTTCTCAGCAAATGCTCTTATCTTCGGCAATAGGATATCACTTAGAGTTATTCCTATCCCCTCTAGGGCGCTTTTGAGCTTAGTTATGTCTCCCTTTGTGTTGTCTTGCATTGTTTCAGCCATCTTAGCTAAAGACCCTGTGCTTGCGTCTATGTTTCCCTGTAGGCTGTCGAACTCTTTACCCACTCCATCAACTAACGCTTGTAAGGTGGTTAGCTGAGTCTTGCCACCAATCATGGCGAGATACATATTCTTTTGTTCTTCCGTCATGTCTTTGGTTTTGTTTCCGACTTCTTTCAGGACATTGCCCATTCCCTTAAATTTACCCGAGCTGTCGAACGCCTCGATATTTAGATCTGCCATTGCCTTACCAGCTTGCCCTGCTCCTGTGGTGAGGTTTATCATTATGCTATTTAGGCTATTTCCGGCTTCGCTACCCTTCATGCCTCTGTTCGCCAATATACCTAATATGGCGTTAGACTCTCCGAGTGACACGTTAAGATTTTTAAAAGTACCACCCGCGATAACAAACGCCTCGCCTAATTGGTCAACGCTTGTGTTACTCTTGGTACTCGCCATTGCCATCTTGTCTAAATACTCAGGCAAATCTTTAACCTCTAACCCTAACGATGACATACTATCTGTAACAATGTCGGACGCCCTCGCGAGATCCATGTTTCCAGCCTCGGATAATCGCAAAATAGGCTCTAGACCGTCGATCATTTGTGTTGTATCCCAACCAGCTAGTGCCATAAAGGATAATGCGTTCGCCGATTCTGTCGCGCTTTTAGAGGTCTTAGCTCCCATTTCCTTGGCCTTGTCGGACAGTTTATTGAAATCTTCACCGGTAGCCCCTGATATGGCACTCACATTGCTCATTGCCGATTCAAAGTCCATACCAACCTTAGCAGCCGCTGTCGCCACTCCCAACAAGGGCATAGTTATTCCAATCGCCAACGACTTCCCAATGCTTGTAAATTTCTTTCCTACCGCCTGTAGGTTCGCGGTTGTCCCTGCCATTCTTTCACTTAAATTGTTCCACGCAGATCCTTGTATTGCTAACTCTCTAGTAGTTTCAGCAATGGCAGTCTGTGTCCTCGATAGAGCAGCATTGGCGTGGTTCAACCTTATCTCTAAATCTTGTGTCGCTCTTGCGTCCCTGCCCTTAGTTTCAACGCTTTTGTTATACGCTTCTTGGAGTGCATCAACTTTTTCCCTTTGTAGTTCTTCCTGCTTTGAGAGGTTTTCGGCTTTTAAGCGTAACCCGTCAATGCCTTTTGCATTCTCCCCAAGGGCTGCTGTGTTGGCTTTAAAGCTACTATCTAATAGTTTCAGCTGCTTGTTAATGCCAGTAATGCCTGTCGCAAACCCTGTTGAGTCTAAGCCTATAGAAACTGCAAGTGAACCGAGTTCATCTGCCATATCGTTCACCTCCTAGAAAACCTGATCTATGTACGCTCTTTTTTGCAAAGGATTTTGATCTCCGTTTTTGAAGGAAACAAGGTCCATGTACCAAGCTAGATCCATATCCTCAATGGCCGCTAAGGACCATCCTTGCTCAAGCAAATTGTTGTATAAGGTCTTTATCCAATCGAGTGGGGATAATAAATCACCGCAGTCATTGCTATCCCCACTTACTTGTTTTTTCCCAAAGTACCGACGACTGCACCCATTATTTCGTTGATCTTTTCGACCATTTCATCCGCATAGACTTCTTCGTAAAATTCATCGACGGTTATTTTATGGTCGAGTGCTTCACAGCAAAACTCGACCATTCCATCTAAGTCGCTTGAATTCATTTTAGTTAAATCTTTGTCCTGAGTAATTTGCAGGGCTTTCCTGAACGCACCGGCCTTTGCCCTTGGGAGCATTAACTTCTTTTCTCCAATTTCAATAATCATTTAAATCCCTCCGTCCTAAACTAAAAGAGGCCCGAAGGCCCCTTCTGCTACGCTGTCGTGAAGTTTGTAATGTTTATTGTCGCTAAACGATTTCCGGCAACATCAGTGACATTGGTTGTGCAAATTGCAATATACGGAGTTGCGGCAGTTAAGCTGGTCGTCGGATCAAGGGTTACGATCTTGTTCGCACCCGTTATGGCCAATGCACCTGAGACAATTGTTCCGTCTGTGCTCTTCATAAGGAAGAAGTTAGCCGCAGTAACCTTCAAACCATCAATGGCCTCGTTGAATGTCCATACCATATTGGCGGTTACCGCTACAGCTGTTGCAGCGTCAGCTGGCGTGGTGATAACGGTCGGGGGAATTGTATCGGCATCTGGAATCGCGACCGCCGTGAACCAAGTTGAATCAATCGTGGCAGGACAGTTAGCGTCCGTAGTATCCACATGATATTCCCACATGCCGTTAAATTTCGTGGGCTGGAATATGGCAGATAGTTTAGGAACTTGGAAATCTTTCTTCCCTTCTTGCCCCTTCATTGAGTCGTCTGGCAAGTTAAAAATGCCCTTGTAGAGTACACCGTAGCGGAAACCTCCTCCGCTGAGGTTAGCCTTATACAAAACGGCTACATAAGGAGCAACGTCTGTGCTTTTGGCGTAGACTCCGCCAAGCGTGGCAATAGTTTGTCCTAAAAGAGTTGCCCTTTGTGCGCTCGTAAGATCAGCTTGGGTAACATCAACATCTGCGCTATCAAAGGAGGTTGCTTGGTCCCACAGGATATTCTCCGCATAGAGCCTTTCTGTGTTCTGTTTTGGTTTGACTCCAATTTCCTTGATGCCTGGATAATAGACAGGTATTTCAAAGGTCAGCTCTGTGGCATTGTCCAAGGTTAATGGGGCAATGTATAATTTTTCTACACCAACGATTGGCATGAAATCATCTCCTCTTAATTCACGTAAACAAATCTCAGGACCTTATGGTAGATTTTTGTATCAACCTCAAACATTTCTGTGGCGTAGGTTCTACTGAGTCCTGCTCCTTCAAGTAAGGTTTTGGCCTGCTCCACAAGGGCCGTAAAATCACCGTTTGACCAAACATCAACTTGCATATAAAAGCCTGTGGCAATCTCTTTGTTTTCTGCCCAGGCTTCTCCTTGCTCGTTGTACGTAAAAAAGGTTATATAAGTAGAAGCGGTACCCGCATACCTGAGGTTTGCTACAGGAAGGTTGAGAGGTTTGAGGGTATCCATTATCAATTTGTTAATCACGACCCTAGCCCTTTCTTCAGTACCTTTCGTATATTTTCAAGAGCTTGTGTTTTCTTTTGTTCATAGGCTGGCCCCATAAACGGTTTAGCGTGCATTTTGGACGTTCCGAATTCAGAAAACTTGAGATAAAATGCCTTGCTAACATCGCCTTTATCCAGGCCAATTAAAAGATACTTGATGCCGTTTTTTGTTTTTACCTTTCCTATCTTTAATTCAGCCTTTGCTTTGCCTGTTCTCACGGGTGCGTTCGCAACCATCTCGGAAAAGATTGGTTCTGCCCCAGCTCTTAAGGCTTTATTGGATAGTGTACTAACATTCGCACCTATGGCATTAAGCTTTGCTATGAGTTCGTCAACGCCAACGAGAGCTATCTCAGCCGCCATTTTGTAACACCTGCCTTGTGTGTAGTTCAAGATACTTTCGACGGCCATCAACATCGACTGGTGGGATTTTTAGTTCGAAGTTTTCCGCCCCATGGATTAGTTTCATACCTGCCTTGACGTCTGATCGGTACCGAATTATAAACATGACGTCACTTTCAGCTTGTGCAGCTGCAGCCTGATAAAACAATTTCCCTTTAAGCCCGGTTCTTTTTGCATGGGTGGTAATGAGCGTTTGCCAATCTTCAAGTGGACTGCCATTATCATTCGTCTGACCTATGGACGCATTGTATTGAAGGGTGATTCTATGCCTTAAAACTCCAGGATTCATAATGACCTCCCTTATACAGGCACTATTCTGTCCTGCCATAACAAAGCCGACACAGCAAACGCTAGCTCCCCAGGTGCTTGGCCTGTCTCGCTTAAGGGAGTCCGATTCTCAAACCAATGACTGATGAGTAATTTCATGGCTTGCTTTACCTTTTGCGGCACAGTATCTGCGGTATCACCATAACCACACGTAAACTCAATGACGACCGCATCGAGTGGGAAAGGTACGAACGAAGGCCAGGGCTGTGCATAAGTAGGAGTTAGCCTACCCAAAACGCCGCGCGTACTGACAACATATTGTTGGGTTTCAGTAAGTGTTGTCTCTATCCCGGCGGAGTTCCTATAAGTGATTAGGTCGACGGATTGTAGGTTCCCTCTCGGTAGTTCAATCACTCGACTTGGCCAGTAGTCAAAACTCATTTGCCAAGTTTGAGTGATGTAGACGCGGTTTTGAAACGCTTCACAATACTCACGAGCTGCTGTAATGATGGCACTCAGGTAGTCGTCTTCTACGGTATCGGTAACATCGTCGATTCTAAGATAGGTCTTTACATCAGCCAACTTCAAGGGCTCATTGGCGGGCGGTTTGGTTAAGACTAAGTTCATGACACCCTCCTTGTTAGTCAATAACGGCACTAGGTGGAGTCGATCCACCACTAAGCTCACTGGCTCTGTTAATAGGGGGTGCAGTTAATAAGGAGCAGGTGTTACCCTGCCCCTGTAAATGAGATTAAACTAAGACTGTATCTGGCACTTCGTTTTCAAACCGACCTTTGCTCAAGACTGCAACAACCCCGCCAACAATAGCTCCGACGACTACCTCCGTCGATTTTAGTCGCACGAAGCTATATCCAGTGGTCGCGAGAGATTGGTTTAGGACAAAAATTTTATAGACCTTATTACTCGCAGCTGCGGTCGTGAATCCCGTCGCGGGAGCTTGGGTAATCGGGCCATAGGTATCACCTGTAACGCACTCTTGGTATAGGAAAGGAATCACTGTAGTGAGTGTCGGTGTAGCATCGCTGCAAGCCTCAATGATTATCGTCGCTGTACCTGCCAAGCCAACACCGCATTGAACGACAAAACAAGCGCTGCCCCAGTTTTTCATATTGATCACTTTCGTTGGAACCGCCCCTGCAAAAACATTGGCTGCAGGGGACAATACATTAACCACATGGTTTAATGAATCTCTCATAGTATCTGTTTCCTCCTCATGTTTTCAATTATGGACGTGGCGCTAAGGTTACAAATGGGCTGAGTGTGTTGCTTCCTTTAAATGGGGTGAGAGCTGACTTCCAGATCGGCTGCCCATCGACGCGGTAGATGAAACGGAAAACACTCTCGTCATAAAGGAACCTCACATGGATGGACGATGCAGCATTAATACCACCTTTGTCGATTAGGAGGTATTGCGAAAGGTCAACTAAGGAAATATCTCCGAGGGACCCTATGGTGTTAGCTTGTTCGACTGGAATCACAGGACGACCGAATAGTGTACTATACTGTGCCCCGGACACTCCGCCCGCTGGCATATAAACTGGCACACCTCCAGTGCCTACTGTGATCGTCATTTGGCTGAGTTGTGGTTCGACGTCTTGGTTGATTAACCACACAGCGTTTTGGCGAGATCTCCCCCAGCAGCGTGCCCACATATTCAGAGCGTTTTGTGTAACGATAGAACCGTTTACTTGTCCAGCTTCTTTTGCTACTGTGACAAGAGCGCCACTTTTCATGAATCCAAGGGGCTGACCAGCACCTAATCCGTTCATAATGGCATCATCCATTTTGAAACCGAACTCTTCCGCGAACGCTTGACCAATGATGGATTCAAGTGCGGTACTATCTTGGAGAAGCTCATCGGTAGCGTAGCAAAGCCCGGTTAGTTTCTTGAGTTTTAACCCTACTTTATTAAACTTCGGCTTTGTGCCGACCAATCCATCGGCTTCGTTTTCCCAGTAAGATTGAATTCCGCCCCAGCGCGATCCGTTTGCTCGGCTTGTTTCGTCGATTCCGTTGGCTTCGAGTGAGTTCGACGTCGGACTGATCGGAATTTTACGACACTTCGAGGCTAAGATACCCGTTTCGTAGGTTCTCTGGAGTAACTCTTTGGCAAAATCCTCGCCTACAAGAAACCCTCCGTCGGATGGGACTGATTCACCCATTCCGGAAGCTGCATTTTGCATAAGCAACCGAGGGTCTGGGGCGACGCCTTGTTTGGAAGCATTAAAGACAGCTGTCAGGAATTCACTGTTGTTCTTCCATAACACTTTTGTGTGGTCCTTAGGCTGTGCCCAAAGGGGCTCGTTGACGGCAATCTTTGCTTCCGCTGCAGCCTTTAGTTCCTCGGCTTCCATCGCATCAACCTGTTTTTGGACTTCAATCTTGGCATTGACAGCTTGAATTTCCGCAAGTACGGCGTTAATTTCATCGGTGGTAGACGATTCCTTTGCCGTAATGCCTTGCGCTTTCGTCTTTAAACTTGCTTTGAGAGCCAGCAATCGTTCCATTTCATTCATTCCTGTGAGCCTCGCTTTCTTTTTTGGGGCATAAAAATAACCTTTAGAGTTCACACTCCAAGGCTAAAATTGCTTTTGCTTTTGCAACGTCTTCTGTTGTGTCTGGTTCGACCGGGTCGATTGGCGCGGTGGGTCCAGGTGGATCTTCCTTTTCGCCCCTTACAGTAATAAACCTCGGAGTATTTCTATACTTGGCAAGGATTTCAAAGTCCCGAATGCTTGCAGCAATCGCTTTTTCCTCGTCGACAAAATCACAGAGGCCAAGATCGAAACATTCTTGGGCAGTTAACCAAGTTTCTGCGTCAAGTAAAGCAACAAGGTCCTCTCGGCTCATGTCCGAGGCTTTAGCCAAGTAAGTTTCTTGAATGCTCTCGCATACCTTGTCCAAAGTGTCGGCCATGGTCCGCATCTCATGGGCATTTCCCCAAACTCCACTCATGGGATGATGAATCATCATCATGGCGTTTGCTGGCATATCAATTGTGTCGCCCGCCATGGCGATGACTGAGGCAATGCTGGCTGCTAGGCCATCGATGTGCATATTTACCGTCGCCTTATGCCTTTTTAACTGCGAATAGATCGTTTGACCTGCAAAGACATCCCCACCAGGGGAATTCATGTACACGTTTAGGGTTGTTATATCGCCAAGGGCATCTAGCTCTGCCTTGAATGACGTAGGGGTTACTTCGTTCCCATCGCTAAACCAACCACCTTGTGAATCCGCAATCTCCCCGTAAACGGTCAACTCGCCTTTATTGTCAGCCAGTGCTTTGAATGCCCAAAATTTCTTCTTCGCTGTTACTTTTTTTGCCACTTTCTCACCTCCCTTCAAAGGCAAAATAAAAAAGCATCGATTAAAATGCTTTAAGCCTTACTTCTCTGTAATTATTTTATTGATCGTATCCGCGAGGGCCTTGGTCCGGTCGGCCTCTTGGATTTTACCGGCCTCCCCCATATTTAGTGGTTGGGTGTAGATGTCTCCATTTGGTATAGCCGACATATTTTCTAGTTTACGGATGTCGTTAACACTGAGCCAGCCCCACTGCCTACCTTGCGCATAAGCAGTTGACCTGCTCACCGCATCGCCTCGGAGTAAGGAGTCAATTTTAAACTCAACATAATACCCTGCGGTTCTTTGCTTATCTGTGAGCAATTGCATGTTGATGTTCTCTTCCCAACGTTTGAAAATAGGGAGCATGGTGTACATAACGAATTCGAGACTTTGATGCTCGATGTTGTTATTGGTTGAGTGACCGAGGAGTTGGATTAAGTGTTGCGGGACCCGGTAAATTCGGCAGATGTCCTCGGCTTGAAACGATTTACTCTCTAGCAATTGGGCATCGACCGGGTTAATCGTGTGGGGGGTGAATTTCATCCCGCCCTCAAGTAGCATCGGTGTACCCGTTCGTTTAAGTCCTGAATAATTATGCTTGAGTTCTTTCTTTAGTCGATTGAACGCTTCCTCTCCGAGTTCGCCTGGGACATCAAAGGAACCGGATGGGTTCGCACCATTTTTATAAAAGTTAACTCCAAATTGTTCGTATGACATACCAAGCCGGATGGCTGAGGCAGCATAAGCGATCGGTGAAAGGCCGACTATTCCATCAAGGCTCAGGTTTGGAACGTGGAACACTTGATCCCTTGTCAGCTCTTTTTTGGAAATCCCATCCCGGATTGTGTAAACGAGTTTTTTGGTACTGGGGTTCCTCGAAATATTCACACTCGTATGCTGGTAGGGATATAGCCCGACGAGCTGACCTTTTCCGTTGACAAGCCTCTCGCAGACCGTGTTACCTCCTAGGTTCTGCGAAGTCATACACGCCTCTTTGAAATTAAAAGGTGACATCTCTTCGTTCGGTTTATAGTGGAGGATGTCATAAATGGCGAGGTCGTTAACAGCTTCGCGCTCACCGTTTTGGTCCTTCCTGTAAAGCATGGCGGGCATACAGGCGAATGTTTCTGCGAGTACCTTGTTGCAAGCAAAAACCGCCGTGTATTTCAGGGCGGTGGCGGGGTCCATCGAAGCATCTCCATAGGATGAGTTGTCTAGGTCATCTCCGGTGATAAATGCTCTTATATAATCGTCCATGTTGTTTTTGAATAATAACTTAACCCTTTCAGTGAACTTCACCTATACCACCCCTCCCTAGATAAAACTTCTCATCCCGCGTTTTTCGTAGATGGATTTTTCTTCGATGACCGCCGCCCGACAGTGTGCGTTAATTAAGGCGGCTATGGGGTCAATTCTGTGTGTGGATTTTGACTTGTCCAGCATAAACGTTTCATTAGGGGCCATCTTGGTGATTGCATTCCCCACCGCCCAAGCTAGCACTGGATTGTTATTGTGTACTAGATTTCCCTTGTACACTTCTTCTCTGAAATTCTTAGTTGGCTCTCCTAGTGATGGCATCCCTTGTCGGATATCAACACACGTGTAGCCAAGGTTTGTCATTTCCGTTCCGAACATATTAGCGTTCCATTTGTCATAACAAAGCTCTTTGGGTATAAAGCCATGCTCTTTGGCAGTGGAGTTGATGTACTCGATAACAAAAGCATAGTCCACAACTTCACCCGGCGTTAGGGTGATCCATCCTTGGTCCACCCACAAATCGTAGGGGACTTTATCCGTCAAGATCTTTTCTCTTAGTTTTTCTTCCGGCATGAACGAATGGCACAGCACGTAATATTTACCCTCGATTTTAAACTCATGCGCTACGCTTGTTAGGTCTAATGTTGCCGATAAGTCAACGCCAATAATGCAATTTTTATCCCGCAGAATCTCCAAATCGAAGTCTTCCCCACACCTGCTCCACTTGCTTAGGTCCATGTAACCGAACTCTCTCATTTGTACCCATTTGTTAACGGTCTTTGTTAGAAAGTCTCGCATCTTTTCAGGAGCCTCTAACGCTAGATCAAGCCTTCGCCTAATGGATTCAACGCCCTCGGGGTAGCTGCAAACAATCGGGTTTGCTTTAGCCCATACAGCCTCGTCCTTTATATTGTCGTCTACATCAATCTCGTTAACCATGACGAAATAATTGTCGTTCACATAAGGGTTGTCGGGGTCGAGGATATGCGACACGAGCTTATATTCGACCGAGTAGCAAGGATTCGCGAGATTAAATCCGGCGGTGGTTATGATCATTAATAGGGGTTGGGGTCTTGCGACCATACCACTGTCGATGATGTCATACATCTCACTGGTTTTATGTGCGTGATATTCGTCGATAACTCCGCATTGGGGGTTCAGACCGTCTCCGGTTTTCTCATCTTCTTTGCTGAGTGCGTCCATGATGGACCCCGTCTTTAGGTGTTTGATCTGACCGTAGGCAATTTTGAACTTCCCTTTTAATTCCGGGCATCCCAGGAGCATTGCTTCTGTCTCTTCCCAGACAATCCGTGCTTGTTTCCTTTTGGTCGCGGTGCAGTAAACCTCAGACGTTCCTTCCCCAAGAGCCATAAGCTCGTAGCTTCCCACACACGCGAGCGATTGAGATTTTGCATTTTTACGTCCAACTTGCCAGTAAGCTTTGCTGAATCTTCGGTAGCGAGTGCCTTTATGAATCCACCCGTAGATGTTTCCAAACACAAACTTTTGAATGACGTGCGGCTCGATGTGTTGTCCTTTAAGGACCCCTTTACGGTGCTTGAATAACCTCATCCAATCAAGGAACCGTTCAGCTCTTCCCTCGATAAAAACAAAAGGGAACCCTTCGGTCCCTTGGTTCGCTAGATCATTGAGAAATCTTTGACAGGCCCATTTATGCTTTTGGCAAGAGATTATTTCGCCGGATAGAACGGCCTCTGAATACTCGATTAGTTCTTCCGTTAGTGACATCAGACTTCACCGAATTTCCTCTCGAACTCCGTGGGTGGCTTAATCGTTTCTTTAGGCGTTGCCAGTCGTAACCTTGCCGCAGGAGTCAGCCCGAATTCTGCGCAGTATCGTTTATATATCTCACCATATTTATTGGATAAGGCCACGTAGGGGTTGGGTACTATGTTTTTATTCCCGCCCTTGTTTGTGTAAGTTACCAACATCCCATGTTTCTCGATCTCTATATTTGATTTAATGAACTTAGAAAAAGCATCGCAGCAAATCGCAAGAGCTCCTACGTCTACGTTTGTTAATAAATCAAGTTCTTGTAGTTCCCGGCTTAATATCTTCCAGTGTTTTTTTGATTCCGGATCGAGCCAGGTTGGACATCGTACTTTGTCCATGTTAGGTCTGTATTTTTTTTCGAGTAGTCTGCGTGCCTCGATCTCGGCTTTGGTTAGGTGTTTCTTTCCTTCCAAAACAACCACATCTATTGGCTTTGGTGGTCTACCTGCCATGATATCTCTCCTTTCTTACCCCCTTTTAGTTTATAAAGGGAATTTTTTGCAAGGTTGAGGGCACTTCGGTCCCGGTGCTAAAGGCTGTAGAGAATACAACCCCCCTACCCCTCAGCGCTTACTCGCCCCGGCCCGTTCTGACGCTATGGCAACCCTTACACAAACCCATAAGATTGTTCTTAACCAGTCGTAGCTCCGGGTGCTCTCGTATCTTTTTGACGTGATGCACTTCCTGTGTGGGAGTTAACCTTTTCTCAAGTAGACAGTCGTGGCATAAAGGGTTCTCCCAAAGAAAGAACTTTCGTAGCTTTTCCCATGCCTTGTCATACCCGCGCTGCCTAGCCGAGCCACGCTGCTTGTCGTATTCACTGACAGTGTGTTTGTGTTCATCGCAGTACCCGTCAGCGTCCCTTGTAAGATGGAGGCAGCCAAGCTGCTTGCAGGGCCGTAATGCTTTTGCTGGCATATCTACTTAGCCACAGCTTGGTAGGATACCGTCTCCCCACCACGCAATAAAAAAACACCAGCATCGCTGGCAGCGCTTTCGACGAACCTTTTCACAATAACATCAGCATACTTTTCGTCGAGTTCCATTGAGTGGCACACTCTTTCTGTCTGCTCCGCCGCGAGGATCGTCGTTCCAGAACCGCCAAACAGGTCGAGAACCAAATCACCTTTATGACTTGAGTTGAGGATGGCCTTTGCCACCAATACAATCGGCTTCATCGTCGGATGCAGTTCGGATCGCTTCGGTCTTGGTATATCCCAAACGTCGGTCTGCTTTCTATCTTCAAGAGGCGCAAGCCTAGCGCTGCCCTCCAACCATCCATACCATATCGGTTCGTATTGAGTGTGGTAATCCTTTCGGGATAATACCAGCGAGTCCTTTCTCCAAATGACTGTACTCGACCAGTGATAACCTGCGTCGGTCAAAACATTCATAAGACTGCCCCACTCCTGTGCACTCATTACCACATAGGTCATGCAGCCCGGCTCGCACACAGCTTTCATAGCACTGAAGGTTTTCTCCATGAATTCCTTGAATTGATCGGTCGGCATACTGTCGTTAAGAATTGAACGCGACTTCCAGCTTGGGTGATTGGTACTCGAACCATAGTCAACATTCCAAGGCGGGTCTGTGAAAACGTGCCGGGCCTTTTTACCATTCATAAGAACTCCGACATCTTCAGGAGAAGTGCTATCCCCACACATCAATCGGTGCTTCCCGAGGAGCCAAACGTCGCCGCGCTGACTTATTGGAATTTCAATATCCGCCAGTGCCTTATCCGCATCGAAGTCGTCCTCTTCTACGTCTTCACTTGTGGGGTCACTATCAACAATCAATTCATCTAGATCAAAACCCGTTAGCGAAACATCAAAGCCGCTGTCGCTGAGGTCTTTTAGTAGGTCCTCTAAACGTGGAGCATCCCACTCGCCGGATACCTTGTTGAGCGCGATATTTAGAGCCTTTTCTTTTTGCATATCCATATCCACCACGACACAGTCAACTTCCGTCGCTCCCTGCTCAGTTAATATTTTAAATCGTTGATGGCCGCCTACGATGTTACCGGTCCGCTTGTTCCAAATAACCGGTTCGACGTACCCAAATTCCTCGATGCTCCTTCGGAGTTTCTCATACTCTACGTCGCCGGGCTTCAGGTCTTTGCGGGGATTGTATTTTGCCGCTTTCAACTGTTCAGCGGGTATTTTCTGTACGTCCATGTTTTCCTCCCACGTAAAAAGGAGCCTCTTTCAAAGCTCCTCTAGTGTTTTCTATTAATAACTGTCGTTCCACGCCATGCCCTTTTCGGGGCTGTCGCACTCTCACTTGATTTCGCAGGGTAGTGGGGTCTTACGCCTAGATCCATCGGAACTTTTCGCCCCTGTATTCTCGGCAGCCCCCGTCTGAACACTTGCCCCAGCGATATCAACAAACGCCTCACTGGCGAGCGTGACGCGACACAGGGCATTCCCCGCCTCAAGGTTGTGCATCGAAAAAGGAACCCCTTTCGAAGTTCCCTCTGCCTCCTAAGCCTCTGAACTGGGCCCTTTGCGTTTCGCTTCGGCGGCATGTTTGGCTTCAATCGTTCGGTAGCTCGCATTTCCGTCCAGCCTGCTCAGGAGAATACTTCGTTCGGTTTTATAGTCTGCGCCGATAAATCCTAGTTTTAAAAGGAAGCAGCGAAAGGCGTATTTATCGTTAACACCATCCTTTTGTATGGTTGAACATGATTTTTGTTTCTTCGCCTGCTCGTTGAGTTGCCAACAAAGTACACCGAAAGTGTGGACCTCTTGGGCATCCAGTGTGGCGTTGAAAAAACTAAAGGAGATAGTCTTGTTTATCAAGTCAATATCAAGATCGCTACGCCCAGTGATCTCCCCGGCTTCGTTAGCGTTGTTTACGACGCTTACAAAATCGTCCAAGGTTTCTATAGGAACCGCGTTGATCGCCTTGACAAAGCTCGCTGGGAGTATGGCCTCATAACGGGCAAGTGCTTTTTGTATGAGCGTCTGCTTGCACCAAATAAGGTTAACAAGATTTCGAAGGGTATTCCCATTATGGCCGTCCATTGGAAGGGTTATAGTCAAATTCCCTTCTGGCTTTGCGCCCGCAATGTTTAGTGCATCGAACACCATCCTTAGTGTTACATGCTCCTCTTTGATTCCCATTTCAGGCGTTGTAACGATACCTTGTTTATCGATGGCCCACCCACCAGCATTGTATTTAAAACTTGGCACTCCAGCATAAATAACTTGTTCTCCGATTGTATCCGCGATCACCAATGCCACTTGTTTACGTTCTAAGCCTGTTACTTTGGTGGAAAATCTTAAGCTATCGTTCGTCATGGTTTATCCCTACCTTTCGTTTTTGGTAGGTACATTCATCACTCTATATCGAGTGTAAGTCAAGCTTTAATGGGTGTCTGTCATCTGTTGCATATCCCTTTGTTGCCTCTCATCATCTGGTCATAGGCTTTAAATTCCTCTGAGTCCTCGTACATTTCCTGTAACCGTTGTGCGTCAATGCATCGCTTTCCATCCCAACGCTTACAGTTAGTGCACGCCTTTGTACATCCTGATTCAATAGGTGTAAATAAAACGCACCGTACCATAATTCATCCCTGCCTTAATATGAATATAGGCCGCCATAAAGGCAGCCGTGATTTAAAAAGAATACGACCATAAGGCCGTTATATAAAAAGAGAGAGGAGCACGAAAATACAAAAGGCCCCTGGACAGATTGTTGTCCAAGAGCCTCAATACTTTTCGCATCTTTACTATATCATTTTGAGAAAAGGGTGTCACTCAACCTCTACTCAACCATTACTAAACCATCCTTCTAAATTCAAACACCTTGGCAATCTCCCCAACGCCTTTTTTGCGATACTTGCTGAGCATGTTCTGTGAAACATAGTATTTATTGCACATATAATCCCACGACATTCTGTTGATGAACATATCCATAATCACATCTGACAGTCTCTGCTCCAAATGGGTAATGCAATAATCTAGTGTGTCCAACTCGTTCTTCTGGTCATGGTATTGCTTTAGCATTCCGCTCAAAGTTTCCCCGTTCTGCTTGTCAACGATATCCCTGTACATAAGTGCAATTCGTCCGGATTTGTCGGAAACGTTATTATTCTGAACACGCTCACCCTCCGGAGTAGTAAAGTTTAACCCTGCGATCCCCTCGTCATAACTTACCCCGGAAAAAGACGTTATTTGATATTCCACGAGCTCTAAACTCTGCCTACATTCGTGATAAGTCTTGAGTAAATGCTCGACGTGCTCTTTCGTATCCATTATGTCTCACCTCCTGCTGTCAGTCTTTTTTCCGTCGATAACGCAATTCTAACGTGCAATAGCCAATAATATCTGAAATGGTGTCCTCGATGGACTCATCATTAACCTGAGCTTCATGCTTAGCTAAGGTCTTTATACGGTTGAATTTGTCATCCAGTCGAAGAAGGAAAGCGGTCGGGCCGAATTCGCGTCGGGTGTTATCGAAACTGTTTCCGTAGTCGGTGTTTTTTCTCTTAAGCAATTCAGCCACGGGCTCTAGGATTTTCATAAATTCGTTCATCTTCTTTTCCCTTCCAATTGCTTAAATTTCGATCGCACGTTTCGCATGGATCGCGTCCCAACTCAGCGAGTTCTGCAGCTGCCATAACGACATACCGGCACCGGCAGCATTTATTTATGCTTGTCTCCTTCTCTATCGACGCTATAAATTTTATTGCCATGGCCCCCACTTGGATAGCCTCTTCGCGCATCCTGTCTTTGTCCGGACGTTTTTTCTTAATCTCATCCCAAAGCTCGTCGAGTTCTTCCAAAAGCACAGCGTATCCCTCATGCGGGGATGCAAAGCCTGTCCCATAGATTTTGTTAGCTCGCTCAAGTTCGTGGAGCATTAAAGTTGCTATCATTGTTTTCATTTTCGATCCTCGCTTTCACAGCATTAATCAGTGCCATTTGCCCTACTTCTTTTCGGCTGAGTGCCTCTATGACTTGCTCATCAATCGTTCCACTGGTAACGATGTGATGGACGATTACAGCTTCATTTTGACCTTGGCGGTATAATCGCCCATTAGCTTGCAAGTATAGCTCTAAACTCCAAGTAAGTCCAAACCAGATGATGATGTTCCCGCCAGCCTGTAAGTTCAAACCATGCCCCGTCGAAGCAGGGTGTGCTAGTACCACTTCAAGTTTGCCATCGTTCCAGTCCGTAATATCTTGTGATGTGTTCAGCTCTCTCGGTTTTATGTTTCGAGCCTTGAAGAATTCATAAAGCTTGGTCTTATCGTGCTTGTAAGCATAAAACACCAGGATGGGCTTACCATTCGCCCCTTCCCACAAATCCTCCAGAGCATCCAGTTTGCGTCGGTGTATTTGCCGTACTTCGCCGAACTCATCGTAAACCGCACCGTTCGCCATTTGCAGTAGCTTGTTCGATAGTGCCGCAGCGTTTACTGCGTCAATATCCCCCTGGACAAAGGGCAGCAGCATGTCTCGTTCCAACTGTTCGTACAAAGCTTTCTCATCCTTTGACATCTCAACCTGAACATAGTTGTCTATCCTCTCCGGCATTTGTAAATAATCACACGCTTTCATACTCACGCAGATGTCAGATAATTTTTCATAAATGGCACTTTCCGCTTCTGGCCTTAGTTTGTAGCTGAAGATGACCGTTTGGTTTCGTTTATCCGGTACAAAGTACCTGTCCCGATATCCACCCATGGTTTTTCCTAATCGTTCCCCTCTGTCCAGCAAATACATCTGTGACCACAGGCCCATCAGTCCATTGGGAGCGGGTGTTGCAGTCAATCCCACAATTCTCTTTATGAGTGGTCGTACTTTGCGCAAGGCTTTAAACCGATTGGCCTTGGCTGACTTGAAACTTGATAACTCGTCGATCACCAGCATGTCAAAGGGCCAGTTCTTCCCATAGTGTTCAACTAACCACTCCACGTTCTCGCGGTTGATGATATATAGATCCGCTTTTGATTCCAAAGCCTCGATCCGCTTCTTCTCCGGCCCCAATACCTTAGCCATGTGTAAGTGTTTTAGGTGATCCCACTTCTGGCACTCTTTACTCCAGGTGTCCTCAGCTACTCTCAGTGGTGCTATGACGAGCACCCGGTTAACTTCAAAACAATCATGGAGAAGTTCGTCAATTGCTGAAAGGGTTGCAACTGTTTTACCCATCCCGAGGTCTAAAAAACACCCACAGGCTTTGTTTCGCAAGATAAACTCTGTCGTGTACGTTTGGTATCCGTGGGGAACATAGTTCATAACCCCTCCACAAATCCTGCTATTTTTTCTACGCTGTCAATTACCCATACCTTATGCCCAAGCCTCTTAAGAACTGCCGCCATTTTCAATTGCTTGGGGGATAGACCTTTGCCCGGAGCTTTTAGCTCTACGAAATACACCCGGCCATCGGGAACCAGTATTAGTCTGTCGGGCACTCCTACCACCCCTGGGGAGACAAACTTTAATGCCAGACCGCCTTTGACCTTGACTGCACACTTAAGTTTCAGTTCAATTTGCCGTTCTCGCATAATGCACCTTCTCATTTTTGTACAGGCCCACTTCTTTATATAGAAGGAAGACCAGATAACCGACCTTTTCTCTGCTACTTTATACATATGTGGGTATGCAGGTGTGCAGGTGTGTGTGTGCATATGCGTATACCCTATACACACTAATTAATACTATATATATGGTAAACCCGGGAAACACCTACAGCCATGCAGACCTTGCCCGGCATCCAACCCGACCGCTAATCGGTAATTGCCTATTAGTTCTGGCTCTTCCAGCTACATTCAAAATACCCGGTATATACGGCTAACTCGGTCACTCTGAATATTAGCCAAGAAAATTACCAACTTCTAAGTTTATTCCACGCCAGCTTCTTAACCCGTTTTGACGATACTCTTTGACCTCTGGATGGATCGCTTGCAACCTTGTATTGAATTTCCCTTGGCTCAGTGGGTAATTTCCCCACTGACTACAAAAGTTCCGGTAGGCATCGTAGATTACTTGTTTTCCTGTCATTTCACCATCATTAAAGCTGCAATTCTCATCCAAGAAGTGGGCCGCCGTGTCGCTTCGGTTACGGTATTCAAGCAAGCTCGCTGTGACTGTTTCTGACTCTGTGAATTTCCCCTGCTTTTGCAGGCGTTGCATCCCTTGGAGCGCCCGCAGGAGTAGACCGCTTAAGCCTTCGGGTGTAAAGAGGCTCTGTCTCAATTTCCTGTTCGTGAACTTAGTGGGAAAGGGGATCATGAGTAGTTTACGATGGAAGCCCTCCGTGTTGTCTTTGCTCGTGGGTGGCTCATTGGCACTGTAGATCAGCTTGGCACGGTTCCTGAAACTAAACGGATTTTTGTGTTTTTCTTCGGCTTGGATCATATCTCCAGAGGTAACCTCCTTGAATTGAGCCGTGCTTTCAATCGTTTTATTCGGAATATCCGCGTGGAGATTCGCCATTTTACCAAAAAGTTGAGCTGTCGCAAAGCGGTTTTCTGTTAAGGCTTGGAAGGATACATTCGCGACATTTTTATCCCCAAGCATGGCGGTGATCATAGCAATCAGTGTCCCCTTGCCGTTTCCCCCTTCGCCGTGCAACACGAGTGACTTTTCATAGCGCATTGTGGGAATAAGACAATACCCGGCATACTCTTCGACAACGGTTATGGCATCGGCGGGAACAACAGCTTTTAAGAACACATCAATCTCTGAACAATCCGCTTCCGGATCATAGGACGCTGAAAGTTGGACAATGGTTTTCAACTCCGGCGTATGGGGTTTTAGCTCCAGGGTTTCTAAATTGAGCAGCCCATTCAGCAGGTTTAACCAACTCCCTGTATTCATGGCGTCTTCCGGGGTTACCCTGAAAACTGTATTTTTAATATACGCTAGGGCCTCTCGTAGCCGAGACATTGTGAATTCTGCCTCAAGGGCCGCCGTCGCCTCTTTGTGAAACACCCTTTCGTCCCTTATATAAACACCGTTTTCGTAAATATACAGGTCGTCGTTCATTATAAAAGCCCCATGCCCCTTCAAAAACCACTCTGCCATATACGCCGATATGAATTTATCGTCTTTGAAAAAGAGTCGCTTAGAATCAACTTTTTCGCCACCAAAATCCGCCTCGATTGCTGCCATTCGTTCTAGGTTTAAGGTTTCCTGTACTAATACATCATCGACAACGAAATCCTGCATGGCTTTATAAGAGGGTCGCTTACTCGGAGGTGTGTTCTCTTCTACCCCGTCATCCTGAGCACCAAACTTGTGGACACGTACCAAATCGAAGGCGTTAACTAGCTTTCCACTGATGGGATCTGTCCCATGGTGTGAGAACGCAAACGTGTCATTGTCGTATAGTATCAATCCCCCGGAGGTTGAGCCACCAAGGAAGGTATACCTGCCTTCTATATCACAGGGAGAATATACGTCTCCAAGGAACGTTTCCAGTGCTTCGATGATAGAATACGTGCGGCAAAAGGCCCCGATTAAGCCAGTTTTGGTTGTGGGATCGGTCTGTTTCTCTGCTGACTTTTTAATAACACTTTGCTGCCTAGATGATACCGGCCAGCTTGAAGCATCTTTCCAATCCTCGTAGCTTCCCAAGACTTCATCAGGATTCATCCATGGTCCGTCAATGTATTCGAACACATACTTTCCACCCGTGGAGGTTGAGGGCCAGTACATTAGCCTAGCTGCTGAATACGTAGTATCATCGAACATTTCAATGCCAAGGTCGCCTGCTACCTTACGAGCAATGGCTGTGTATTCCTCAGCCGTTACCACCCTCATCAGTGGGATAACCAGCCTGAGCCTTGGGTTCTCTGGCGTGTACTTATGAGTGGAGTAAATGCAGCAAGCATAATCATAAAGCATGAAAATCTCATCCCAAACGTCAGGTTGAGCATAGTCCATATCGAGAGTGAGCAAAGAACGGTACTCCACAAAGCCATTTTTGCGTCGACCACCCTTTAGTTTACCGCCGACGAAACCTCCCACGTCTTTACGACCATCCTGTTCGTCTTTGGACATCTTTCGGTACTCTTCCTGAGTTTCCGAAGTTTTCTGTGTGACTTCAACTGTTTCTAAAAACTGAGACCACTGCAACTCTTTGTTTGTCCATTTTTTCTCTTTACGTGAATTGCCAGTAGCTATGGCAATAGGCCCATCATGCGTTAATTGATCCATCTTAAGTTGACCTCCCGTTATTTTGGCCTCGCCTTTCCCCATTTTTACTTCATCACCAGTCTTGCTTCGCCTCGTATTCTAGCTACAGCATTAAGTGGGGTTAGATCACGATTGCCATAGGCATCCCGGTTGTCCAGTCTTTCCTCTTTCTTAAGTTCTCTCTGCTTTTTTCGGTTTCGCATAATTCATCCCCCTTTTTCGCATGACAAACACACTCTCCCAGTGTGGAAATAGTCGTACTAACGTCACACTCGTCTAATCCTTTTTATAAAATTCAGCTTCAAATCCAGCTGCTCGCAATGGCAAGCCCTCTGCCCAACTTATCGGCTGACCCATTATGTCGCACACTTCTTCTAGTGACCCCTTACCCACTTGTGATGTGATAACCAACTCGTCATGGACGTGCATTGCAATCTTGTAACCAGCTTTATCGACCCGCATCATGGCATCGGCAAGGCAATCGCGAGCTACAGCTTGGGTAATATTTTCAACCAATTTTGGCCCATAGGTCTCAATCCGACACCACTGTTTCTTCTCGCCAATGCCCTCATAAGTGAGTCCGTCACGTCCAAACTTATTAAGCCTAATTTTGGGTTTAATATACGAGAGCTTCCGGCCCGAAGGTAGAGTGATAAATAATATACCGCTTGTGCATTGAAATTTTAGTTTATCGACGGTTTGAGGTATTCTGTCCTTTACGGTTTTGAGTGCGGCTTTGTCTACATCCCACCAAAAGCGTGTTATATTGGGGTTCGAGGATCTCCAAGTGTTAACGAGTGGTTTCAACTCATCCTCTGATAGGCCCATGGTCAAGGCTCCCATCGCGGTTAAAGCACCGACACTACCCCCGTAGCCAAGGGCCAATTCACTTATTTTTCCTTTTTGCCGTAGCTCGTACTCTGGATTGCCTTTGACAATGCGCTCCAAGGGCACTTTAAACATGTGACTTGCCGAAGCTTCATAAATCTTCCCGTGAGTCTCAAAGACTTCCATGCGCCAGGCTTCCCCTGCCATCCAAGCGATGACCCTGGCTTCAATGGCTGAGAAGTCGGCTACGATAATTCGATAGCCCTTTGGTGGAATAAAGGCTGTTCTGATGAGTTCAGACAGCACACCGGGCACACTCTCATACAGCATTCCCAAAAGATCATAGTCTCCGGACTTAACAATACCCCGCGCCAGTTCCAAGTCCTGCAAGTGGTTTTGTGGGAGGTTTTGGACTTGTACTAATCTTCCTGCCCACCGGCCTGTCCTATTCGCGCCATAAAACTGCAATAGTCCACGAACATGGTTGTCCACGCAGATGGCTCTTTGGATCGCGTCGTATTTCTTGATGGAGGTTTTAGCCATTTCTTGCCGTAGCTGAAGTAGCCTTTGGATCGCACCTTCCGTGACACTCGCTAAGTCAGCCACGACCTTTTTGGATAAGCTCTCCACTTCAAGCCCGTTACCTAATAGCCATTCTTTGAGCTGGGCCACACTATTGGGATTGTCCAGCCCGGTCAGTTCCTTAGCTTCTTCGAAAATACCCGTTCTGTAACGTTTATCACACCGAATGGCGTTTTTTACAAGTATGGTATCCACCAAAATCCCTCGATCATTAATCTGTTGGTCAAGTACCCAAAGTATCTGTTCGTTGTCGGTTATAGGGTATTTCTCAAGTTTCTTTCGTATGGACTGCTCAACCTCAACATCTCTTTTGCAATAATCCTTAAAGGTTGTCCACTTCTCTGGTGCATGACTTGGCAGGTTGTGAGTTCTCTCTCCATTAGTCTTTGTAGGCTTACAAGGGATTGAGAAGTACCGGATCAGTGCCATTCCTTCGCCCATTTTCTGCTCTTCTAACTCAAGAACCCTAGCTACCCCTGCCAGATTGAGCGGAAGCCCTAACTCTGCCGCCTGTACCGCTGTGCAGCGCCAGGCTTTGGCTGAGAGTGGCCGCTTTAAATAGACTGAGAGGCAAGTACGTTCAAAATTTGCGTTAAAGGCGGTCTTTATAATGCTCTCATCGGTTAAAGCCTTTAATATTTCCTGTGGCAGCTTCTCACCATTCGCCATATCCACTATCTGGACCGCCTCACCATCATAGGCATAAGCGAACAGTAAAATTTCAAAATCAGGGGCAGAGGTGTACGCATACACCCCCGCTTTTTTTAATTCCACACTGGAGTAGGTTTCTATATCGATGCCTAACGTTTTCACGACAAAAAGTCGTCATCGTCATAGGCTTCAAAATCGTCCTCAGCTCTGCTGCGTCCTCCCAGCGATTCTCCGTCGGCTAATTTTTGCAAGTTTTGTAGGCCACAGGCAATGCCCCGATTGCCATTGGTGTTGAATGGATAGAATGTAATGCTCGCCCGGCCATAGCAGCCGCTGTAGACCTCCGTACTATCAAGGATGGGCTGGACGTTTTTGTCCACAATGTTTGGCTTTGTGGCACTGTTGGCATTTACAAAATAACAGTTTTCATAGTTCTCGTCATCAGAGCGGTCAATATCTCCGTCGCGGAGAGGGCGTTTAAATCCAGCGCCGCTTATGAACTTTGCCCCATGCTTTGCAATTCCTACTTTTTCGGCTTCTTTGATAGCCGCATTTATCTTGGCCAGGGTTTCTTTATCCGTCTTAGAGATTACGAGACTGACTGAGTATTTTTCGTCTCCCCCATTAATGCTCTTTGGTGCCCATATGTTACAAAATGAGAATCTTACTTTGCCAGTGATAACCTTTGTTGTTTCGTTCGCCATTTTTTTACTACCCCTTTATGATTTTATTACGATGTGGACTGAGGTCTTTGAATCCCTTATAACCCCTAACCAGATTCCTTTTGTTATAAAGTTGCAAACACTCCATATTAAATGGCATATGCAAAATCACTTCTTGCTGAATCCAGTGGATTCCACTCATCATGCTTGTCGGTCTCAACTACCAGCGAGGGTTTGCTCGGAGGTGCAATACATAAACCTCCCAGTAGTTTCCTAAACTGTTGCTTGCCAAGAAGCTGCGTCATAGCTGTTATGCCGAGAAGATTCTTGGTATATATCTGCGTCTCGTCATAGTCGCCAGTTGCCAACACCAGCTCTGCAATCTTGGCTTCATTCGTATATTTTCTCCGACTCGTCCCCTCGGTCAATTTGTATCCCGGCCATTTTTTCCGTCCAGCCATTGCTTCTTTTTCTGCGTATTCCCAGACATCCTTTGCCCAAACTTTGAGCTCATTCGCTTGCGCCAGAACCCCGGTCATCTCGTCATCCGTTAGCAAGTCAGGCAGTTTAAAGTCTAGTTTAGCTAGTTCTAAATTGGAATTGGCTCGTTCTCTGCATTGACTCCTTGCCCGGCAAAAGCGGCAATGTTCACCTGCTATAAATTCGCCTTCACCCTTAAAGGCCAGCTCGGCCTTGGGTATTAACACTGTTTCTGCCCATTGTATAAGCTCGTCCACCGTCAGCTCAAAGGTAGATATACTGTCGAGCCTGGGTTGGCAGATCGTCATTCGTACTGTTTCTATGTCATACAAGAGGTCAAATAAATCCAAAGCACCCAACGCATAGAGCATCATTTGGGTATTGTGTTCAGCTGACACCCTGACCCCTTTGCCATATTTAAGATCCACAACATCGAGAATGCCATCGGACACAATAACGAGATCGCCGGTTCCGAATCCATCCTTGGCATAGTGCGAGTAGTCTAGCCGCTGTTCAACGAGTGCTAAGGAATCACTTGACCTTGTTTTGGCCTCAGCTATCAGTTCGCAGGCGTAGCCAACATAAGCATCCGTGTAGAACTCTAGCTCCTGCGAGTCGTACTCACTGGTCAGTTTTTTTGTTTTGATTTTGAGAAACTTGCGAAGTTTATGCTCGGCTAAAGTGTGTGCGGCTGTTCCTTCCTCCGCAAAGGTGCTGGTTGTGTTTTCAAAATTTTCCTCAAGTCTGATAGCTGGCGTACAGTTCAACCATTTGTGAGAGCTAGAGGCTGACAGCTTTGCATGGTCGGCCATTAAAGTTCCTCTGCTTCTTTTAACAAGTCTGTGAATTTTGCGGGATCGACAGAGGTCAGCTTTGTTGCGCCATACTTCTTGAAAAGCTCCTGAATTGCAGCTTTTTTGCCCGCTTGTGATTTGGCTGTGAGTACTGCTCGAACTTGCTCAAGGGTTACGGATTTCTCCACTGTTTCGGGTTTCTTGATTTCTTCGGGTTGCTCAGGTGCGATGGATGGATCGTTTACCTCGCCAGACTCGTCAACCGTGACCTGAACAGCGCTTTGCTTGTTTTCCAATGCCTCCGCCAGCCTTGTCAGAGCCGCGATTAAATCCTCAGCGTATTTTATTGTGATTTCCAGTTTACTCATTGACTTGCCCCTCTTCCAAATAGATTAATATAATAGGCCACATCGTCTCTTTGATCGAATACTTCTAGATCATCACTCCTGTTAAGTTTTCTCGCCTAACGCATCGGTCGCTGTAGTATTGAATTGGTATACCGAGTCGCTCTGCTGCTTCTATTTCGCCCTGCATTCCTTTAGAAATCTTAGAACCGAAAACCCAGAGTTCAGCACAGCGGTACATAATATCTAGGCCCATTTGCATTCCTAGCTGACGTTCTTCCAAAATTTCTTCGTCTAGAAACTGAGTGAAGATCACATGAGGTGCGATAGGAATAACCCCCAGGGTTGCTGCAAATCGGCAATAACCATTCGCTCTGCTTATATTCCTTTCGATGTCGCCCCCTAGTGGAGAACATATATAGACTAATTTAATTAGGTTCACCTCCCTTTTGGTTTTGAGATAGGTTTCATTCGTCAATCAGCACTTAATTACGTCTGCGTTTAATCGCATGGCCGCTCACCTATGTTGCTTGTTCCCGCTTCTACCTGTTCCTTGAGGATTGGACTAAAAAGTTCATCCAGCCCCTTCAGTGCTGCTTTCCTTTTGGCTTCTTTACTTACAGACTTCCTTTCTGTAATTACTACATTTGTAGGCTTTTCGCTGGAAATTGTAATTCTTATGGTTTGCATTTTATCGCCCCCTTCTTTGAGACTGTAAAAAACGCCTCTATATATAAGTCATGGCAGAGACCAAAAGGAAGCCCCCTAAAGCAAATTATTTTTTATTATTTTTCTGAGCCTTGCCTTAATCTTGTTAACACGATCCTGGATTGCCTTTGAAGACACTCCTTCTTCACGTGCAATGTCAGCCATTGTGCGTTCTTCATAGAACACCTTATGTACCAGCAGCTCCTGCTGCGGCTGGAGCATTGCGATTGCACTATATAAAACCTCATTTTCAAGACTGCTAAAAACCTCGGCTTCAACGTTGACTGATAAATCCTCAAATTTTTCTTGCTTGTCATTACCATTGCTATATGACTTATGCCTGCGGGTTTCACTTTGGTCACTGTTGTAAATCTCCCTGTCAAGTTCAATAGATACCTCGCCGATATCGTTCGGAACTTCAACCTCTACAATCTCACCTGTTAAAAATTCGTACTTAATCTTCAT